CAAGCATCGGACAAGAGGCGCGTCCCATGGCCGACAAAATTATTGAGATTGGTCTTGCGCCAGTGGAAGAGTATTATGGCTCTGAAGTCATGCTACACTACCCGGGTCTGTACGCGGGCTCAACAGATTTGGTTTGCATGCACAATGGCAAAGAAACTATTGTTGACTTCAAGCAAAGTAATCGTCCGAAAAAAGAAGAATGGATCGAAGACTATTACTTACAGATTGCCATGTACGCAATGGCCCATGACTACGTCTACGGCAGTAAGATTGAACAAGGAGTTATCATGGTCTGCACGCCTGACCTATATTATCAAGAATTCAAAACAGAAGGCGCTGACCTTCGAGCCTGGAAACATAAGGCACTAAAAAGAATCGATATGTATAACGAACTTATACACGATGAAAAAGAAAGAACTAAACCAATGAAAGCGGAGGACTTTACAAATGAATGATATGTTGTTTAGAACGCTTCTAAAGAGATACGAAGCTGTAATAGAAGACTCATTATACAAGATACAATCTTTTAATGAGAATAATATAATAATACCAGAACACATCGATATTACCGGTGAGGTTGACAAACTGTTACTAATTATTGCGGAAGCTGAAGATAAAGTGGCAGTAATGAGGAAATATTATGTCAAAAATGAGGCGGATAAGCAAGTATTATAGCCATTGTATATGTATGGTAAAAAAAATAAAAAAAAAAATAAAAACTACTCTAGAAATAATGTCATTCTGTCACTTTGAGCTATTAGTGTTGGTATACAACAATAATGTGTGCCAAAATGTTGTAAAAAAAAGTGTCAGGTGACAGATTATTTTGTCACTTTAGGCAATATCTCAGTTTGCCTATGCGCGCGCGATACAAAAAACTAGAAAAACTGATTTTTTTTAGATACATATACAGATATGAAAATCCGAAAGAAAACCAAACACTTTAGAAAAAAAACAAAGCCTATCCCCGTTGAGACACATGACTTGCCTAACAACGTTAGAGTTGGATACAAAGATATTAAGATTAGATATGTTAGACCTAATTATAAAAAATGGGAACTTACAGATTGTTTTGGTGAGTATGATTACAGACAAAATGTTATACAAGTACAACATGATCTTTGTGGTCAAGAGATGGCTAATACTATCTTTCATGAAATTATGCACGCAGCGGTACAGATATCAGGGCTTAATCAAGAAAAAGCTGCTTTAGAAAAACCAGAGTTTGAAGAAGCTGTTGTTAATCAATTAACTAACGTAATGATGGGTGTATTTAGAGATAACCCTTGGATGATAGATATGATTAAAACTCAGTTAGAAGACTCAGAAGATGCGGATTGATCCTCAATCACTTCAACAACCTCAGCCTCATCACTTAAAAGACTTGCGTAGTCTTCTTCAATTTGTGCCATCTTCATTTCTAGTTGTTCTTCTGTCATGTCTTCTAATTTCCCATGTTTTATTATTTTTCTGTCTATGTATAATCCTCCTGCCTTTCCACGATTTGTTTCAGCGTTTACAGCAGCAGAAAAAGAATTTTTTTTCAAAGCCAGGTCTTTGATTCTAGCTAATTCAGCAACGTGGCCTTCATAATTTACTCCAAATTTTAAATTTCTTTCTTGTTTTAATTCATCTAAATATTTAACTACAAGCGGTGCCTGTCTGGGATTGGTAAGTTCAGCTCCTTCTTGTCTACATCTTTTCTTGCTGTAGCCCGCCAGCTCGGCTGCTTCAGCTTTGTTAACTGGTCCTTCAGGACCACCAAATACCAAATACTCGGCAAATCTTTTTTGCATTTCTGTTAATCTTTTAGGAACTCCCATATTGACTTTTTAAGGTAACTATCCTATAAAGTCAATACTATGAAAGATAAGCGTACATACGATAAATTGAAAGAACACGGAGAAGATATGACTCATGAAAATGAAGCTAAGATAAAACCTAGTACTGATAGTTTAACTATTACAACTTTAACAGATCAATACAAAGCAGAATTATTTAAATATAAACAGCGAGAAGCTGAACATATTAAAACTAAAAATCAATTAGATGGTACCAAACAAATTGTTATGGAGATGGCTGGAACTATTAAACAAATTCACACAGAGAATGAAAACTATAAAGCAGAAATTTCTAGACTTAGAGAAGAAATTCAACTATTAGAATTGCAGATAAAAAAATAATGCGGGTCCAAGACTTACAACAATTTTTATCTAGTTTTACATCAGCCAATAAAGATGGTAGCAGACAAGGTAATGCTATTTCTAATGCCGTCATTATGGTTCAAATTAATGGTCATTTAGAAAAAGTAGTTAGAATGGAAGTACAGGAAAATGCAACACCAATTATAGGCCACAAAGGTCATAGTGCGCATCGCCTTGTATTAAAAACAGTCAACCAACAAATACTAAATATACCACCAAAACTGCAAATTTAAACGCAGTGATTACCTTAAAAAACATATGGGCCCAGAGGCTAAATTATATCAAAATGTTAAGCAAAATTTTAAGTCCTTTTCGCTTATTAGAATTGAAAACATTAGCTTACTTGGGACTCCTGATCTATTGGTCTGTAATACTTCTGGGCACTTTTGTACTATAGAATTAAAGGTTACTAAAGGTAACAAAATTCGGTTCAGCCCTCATCAAATTGCCTTTCATATTAAGCACCCACACAACACATTTATCATGGTAAAGACCCTTGGTCCTTTACCCCCTAAAACTTCTCCAATATCCATGTACCGTGGTTCTCGGATAGAAGAGCTTGTTACTTTAGGCTTGTCGCTTGACGCTTGTGGTTATGGTTGGGATGCTTGTCGCTTGTTAGTTGAACAGGTTGGTTCGAAAGCTTGACGCTTGCCGCTTGTGACTTGCTTGTCGCTTGCGATTTCATGAGGCCCGAACCAGGCGCACGCTCGCACTCGCCGTCGCGATTTTTAGAGCTAATGGCCTGGTCCAGTTTATTACGTAGCTTGCGTAATTCTTTATAATAGTTTGGATGTCTAAACATTTTAGTGTTTACCGTATTTAATAGTTTTTACCATGGGATCCCAGCATTGTCGACAGTCTCTGCATTCATTGTCTTGTTGAGCTGCAGGACAGCTGGCCCCTGATGTCACCACCTCTGAAGAGTTGGGCCACGAAGCAGGCGCCCGCTGGTTCACCATGGGCGCGCTAAATCGTATGACTAAATTGTTGGGCTTGTCTGTTAGATGGTCCTTTATCCATGCTTCACGAGTCGGTAACCAGTGACGCTTAGATGGTGACAGCCTACAGACTTCATAAATTTTTTGTAAGTGATCTAAATCTTGAACATCGCCTGAGTCGTGCCATCTGAAGACATCCGGCTTTTTGCTGTTGATCAAGTGAGCCATTGCGGTGACCCAGGCTGGGTCCTTGATGGCCTTGAGTCTTCTGTACTGTGCATCCTGAACAACCTTGAAGACGTAACAACCTTTGAGCGCGTAACAGTCAAAGCATACTGAGCCCTTCACCTGTTGCAGCTTGCCGCCAGTTTTGCATTCTTTGGCAGGTAAACCTATTGACCAGCCGGGCATCTTTGAAGGCTTGCTCAGGCTGCCTCCTATAATTTTTAATGCTTCATCTGTTTTCATAATTCCTACTTTCTACTTCCTTTATAATCCTATAATTCTGTCTTGTCAAGCTTGCCGCTTGACGCTTGCAGCTTGCAGCTTGTAGCTTATAACTTGGGCCCTGGTCCACTAGCCAGCGCCAGTGGTTAACCAGGGCCCGAATACTTTCGGACCCTTGTCTTCTACTCATCTTTTTTTTCTTCCATATATTTTTTAGTTCTCTCCTGATCCGCTCTTACCAGCTGCAGGATCTCTTCCATATAGTTTGCTATACGGGTAACTCCTTCAGTTAGCTGGTGTAGTTTCTTGTCATTGTCTGTCATAGTTTATTCCTTTCTAAATACATCCTATACTATCCCTGAACCATTGTCAAGCTTGATGCTTGTAGCTTGTGGTTGATGGGTGCGCCCCCTCAAAGCAATCAACCGTTGCTCAATGACCAGTGCCAAAAACCGTAGTTTCTGCAAGTGGCAGTCATGGTAACCCACACTGATCCCAGATCCATCAGAGAGTGCTAGCATTTTGCATAGGACATCTCCTATCTCTAATGGATCAGGGATCAGCAGGTGATTGCGGACTGTTCAACCTCCGTCAGTTTGAGTTGTCTCAGAGTACTCTGGAGTACCAGCTACCCGCACAGTTCCTACACTATTTCCCAATCAGC